TATCGCCATCCGCAGGGTGTCAGACTGTGGCGGCAGTGACTGGATCTTCTGTACAAGCGAATCGTTCTGATTTGTTGTACGTTCTGAAATTCCTGCCTTTACACTTGTTCCAAGCGTTACCGTATTATTCTGTGGATTCTGCAGGTCAATGGTAAGTGCAGTAACCGGAAAATACCGGTCCATTCCGTGTGGTTTTGACACGACCCGGATGGAATCCCCCAGTTTGATCCGTTCGATATCCACATCCACCATGTTCAGGTCCACGGCATTGCAGGTCAAAGACAGGTTCTCAAACTGAATATCTGACAGATATTTTTCTTCTTCAAATTGGCCGGCTCTCCGACATCCTCAAAACTCACAGTCCTTGTCACCACACCGTACACTTTTACGGCATCCGTGGATTCTATATACGGGACACTATTATTCACACTTTTAATCGTGGTATACTCTTCCAGTCCTTCAATCGAACTTTCCTCTAACCTTTTCCCAAGCGGGATCACCCTGGTTGCAATCTCAGATGCATCCGCATTTTCCGTATAATCAAGCAAATTGCTGCCAAATTCAATGACCTGTGTATTGGTATTATCATAGTCTGCTATATAATCCAGATAACGGGTCGTGCCGGAATGCCGGATCCGTAAATGTCCGCCAAGACGATCTACCAGCTTATCCTGAATATCATCCAGCGTATTTTCCCAGTTTGTGTAGCGGTAGATGCTGTCATTGCTATCTTCCACCGTCACCATCCCAGTAACAAACATTTTCGGATACAGGTCTTTCCTGTCGAATGTATGGGTGTAATGCCACAGAAGATTGGAACTGTTAGCATATGGATTATGGGCACTCTGCATATCAGAAACTTTCTTCGTTTCCACTGCCGTATAAGATGGAAGTGATGATATCGTTGCCGTACCTGAAATTTCGCTTGTAAACTCCACACTGTCTATGGAAAATCCATAATAGTTATTAACCGATGCATCCGTATGCCAGTACACATAAAAATCTCCTGCAGGTACAATAAATGTTTTCCCTGCCACATCATTAGCCCTTTTCTTTGTAAAAACGGCATATACCGTACTTCCAGACTTAAAGAAGAGGGAAAGGTTATCAAAAGAACCGCTTTCTCCTGCACATTTGGAGTTAAATGTGACAGCAAGCCGTTTTTCCATTGTTGTCTGCATATTATGGACAGCAAGCAATGCGTTCAAGAAACTACGCACAGTATAGCTGTGGTATGCCTTCGGTTCCTGTATTGAATCCAGAAGATATGCAAGCTCCCCTTCACACACCACTGTCTGGGTATTATAAAAATTCTTCTCCATACTGAAGATGCGTCCGTAGAAGATACTATCCCCGTCTTTTTCCACCCGGATGACAGAAGTCAGCTTTTTCATCTTGTCATGCATCGGATTCACTGCCGGGATATCAAACTCAAATGAACCGGATTTATTATCCGCCAGTTCCAGTTTGGTATTAAAAATGACCAGCTCCTGATCTCCTGGAAGATACAAAAGCTGATCGTCACAAAATACTTTATACATTTACAGACTCCCTCCCCGGAACTCAATACTCACTGTATATGTCCCGTAAAAATAAAGTCTGCCTCCGCTGACCGGAATGACCAGATCTGCAAAGCGGTTTCTGCCCTGCTGCAGGGTGTATCTCGTTCCATTAAAAGTAATGTAGTTTGACGCACTCTCATCAAGATTATTGACGTAAAATACTGGCACAACAGGGATACCGCTTCCTTCCAGAAGTTTACTGCTGCTGCCAGAGACGCTGATTCCACGGTAATCACGGATGATCCCTGTTTCAAAATTCAATACGTCCCACAGCCAATCCTCACTTGACACATTAATTTCGTATTTATACGCATCCGCATCTATCGTCAGGGTAAATGTACCGAGCCTTCCATTTCTGGAAAACCCCGAAACTTCTGCACGTCCGTGATAATACACATCCGGCTCCTGATCCAGAACAACCCGTACTTCTTTACCCTGATATGCCTTCAGAAATGTCCGGTAAAACATCGGCCACAAATCTTCCCTTTCCATTTTTCCTAAAGAGAACTTAAGCTGTCTGGACTCATATTCCACCTGTCCTGTCAGCGTTTCCGTAAGGTCAATTCTGATACTGCTTCCAGGCACTTCGATATAATTAGTTTTCGGGGATGGCTCACTTACGATATCCGTATTGCCGATCACAAGACCATAATCTTTCCATGTGTGCTTTCCATTGATCGTTGCCCCAAATCCTGCGGTTGTATATTCGCTCATCAGACCATGCCCCTTTCTGCTTTAAATTTCTGCATGCCCAGTTTCTGATTGATCCCGGGTGCCAGTTTTCCTATCAGCGTTCCGTCATCCAGATAGATGCCCTTTCCGCTGTTTTCTGCTATCACAGCCAGATACTGCTCCATTGCTGAAGTATTCAGCCTGTTTGTCAGGATATTTTCCAGCTGTTCATAAAAGCCTTTCAGTGGAAGAACCGCTTCTTTTCCGGCTTCCCCTCCTGCCATAAGACTCGACCCGTTCATACCAAAGATGGTCGGTCCTGTCATGATACCGCCTTCCTTGTACCAATCGATATTCAGATGCGGTACACTTGGCGGAGCAAGCGACAATTTCCCACTGATACTGAAATGCGGTAACTTGATATGCGGAAGCGACAAATGCATGTTATTAAAGAACCCCGTGATCTTGTCCACGATTCCTTTAACAGTATCCCGTGCTGCCTCAATCGGTATAACGATTGCATTCTTAATTCCGTTCCAAACAGATACCGCTGTTGATTTGATTCCATTAAAAACAGAAGAAAGTGTATTCTTCAAAGCTTCAAATATGGAAGACACCTTGCTTTTAATGCCGTCAACGACCGTGCTGATTGCGGTTTTGATTCCATTCCACACCGTAACCGCTACCGTTTTTACTGCATTAAATACCGTGGTCACCATTGACTTAATGGCATTCAGCACGGTAGATATCTTTGTACTGACTGCATCCCAGACTGTGCTGATCACAGTCTTTATGGTATTCATGACTGTAGAGATCACCGATGCCACGGCATCGATCACAGTCGAAACCGTGCTTTTTATCGTATTCCATACGGAAATAATGGTCTCCTTACAGTTCTCCCATACAAAGCGGAACGGCAATGTAATGACATTAAATGCTGCTTCCAAAAGCGAACCAATAAACAGAATTCCTACCTGTACCACATTCTTGATGCTCTCCCATACTCCGGTAAAGAATGACGTAATCCCGTTCCAGATATTTGTAAAGAATGTAGATACGGAAGTCCATACTGCATTCCAGCTTGTCCCAAACCATCCAAGGACTGTATCCGCAATCCCACGGATAAGATTCAATGCTGCCGTAAAGATTCCAGTGATTCCATTCCAGATGCCGGAGAATATCTCCTTGATTCCCGACCACATCTGCTCCCAGTTTCCCGTGAAAAGTCCGATAAACACATCTAGCAGTCCCGTCAGTGCATCAAGTACTGTACCAAGAACTGTTGAAATGATACTGAATGCTGCTTCAAACACAGGTGCCAGAGGTTCACAGAAGCCATTCCAGATTTTTTTCAGTGTATTTATCACTGCAGTAAAATCAATATTAAGGGCTGCTAGCCTTTCCTTGATTCCTTCAACAAATGCCTGTACCTTCTTGACAATACCTTCCCAGATCGCTGTTATTGCATTTCGGAATTCCTCATTGGTATCCCACAGATGTTTAAACGCAGCCACTAAAACGGCCACCACGGCAATAACCGCCAGCACAGGTCCTGCTACCGCCCCAAGTGCACTTGCAAGCCCAGTTACCGAACCGCTGCTTCCTGCGATCTTTACTCCAAGACTTGCGATCCCTTTGGCAAGGGAAGAAAAGCCTTTCATCGCTGTCCCTACGGTTGAGATCGTTTTTCCAAGAATGATCAGGAACGGTCCGATGGCTGCAACCACCGCTGCAACACGGATGATCAGATTTCTCTGGGATTCATCCATGCTGTTCAGCTTATCTACAAATCCCTGTATCTTGGAGACAAGACTCCGGATCACAGGCATAAGCGCCTCTCCAAAAGAAATGGCCAGACCTTCCACCGCTGATTTTAAGATAGTGATCTGACCGGACAGGTTATCAAGCTGTGTATCTGCCATCTGCTGTGCAGCACCACCGGATTCCGTAATGGACTTCTGAAGGCTGTCCCAGGTATCCCCGGTATTTGCAAGCAGGGAATTTACGGATGCCAGATCCGTTTTATTAAAGATCGTACTGATGATATTATTCTTCTCTGCAGAGGTCATGCCGTCCATAGACTTATTAAGGTCAGAAAGGATATCGTTCAGACTCCGCATGTTCCCCTGCGAATCATAAACCTGAAGGCCGAGACTCTCCATACAGGCAGCTGCCTTATCGGTCGGGCTCTGTAATGCAAGGATCACGTTTCTAAGATGTGTACCGCCCTCTGCTCCCTTGATACCATTATTGGCCAGAATACCAAGGGCCGTATTTAATTCTGCTGTACCGCCTTTTACGGATTTGGCAGTTGCACCAATGGTAAGGATTCCTTCCCCAAGCTGCGCCACGGATGTGTTCGTTGTCGATGCTGTTTTTGCCATCTGATCGACCATTGTATTGGCTTCATCCGTCTGCATGCCAAGGGCTGACATGGCATCCGTTACCATATCCGATGCAGATGCAAGATCGATATCTCCTGCAGCTGCCAGATTCAGTACCGTTGGAAGCGTATCACACATCTGCTGTGTATCATAACCTGCCAAAGCAAGGTAATTAAGTGCCTGTGCACACTCACTTGCAGAAAAGGCTGTTTTCTCTCCCATCTGCTTCGCCAGGGTACGCAGGGTATCCATTGTATTTACTGACTGTCCATCCACCTTTGACATGGAATCAGCCGTAATTCCCATCGTGGCCTGTACCTGGCTCATGGAAGAATCAAAATCTGCCGTAGTCTTCACGGCTGCCGTACCAAGACCTGCAACTGCCGCTGTAACGGGAAGCATTTTTGTTCCGACACCGGATATCTTATTTCCGACTGACTCCAGCTTCCCACCAACCTCTTCGATTTTTGCAAGGGCAGCATTGGAATTTACTGCTTCCTGTGCCAGTTTTTGGAGTTCCTGTTCCGTTTCGATGATCTCCCTCTGAAGGGCATCATATTTGTCCTGTCCCAGATCCCCATTCTCCAGCTGCTGCTTTGCCTGTTCCTGTGCTGTTTTTAAAGCATCCAGTTTTTCTTTAGTAGAACCAATGGCATCCTTTAAGAGTTTCTGCTTCTGTGCAAGCAGCTCTGTATTTGCCGGATCCAGTTTCAACAGCTTATTGACATCCTTCAACGAGGACTGGGTCGACCTGATCGTTGCATTTACATTTTTCAGGGCTTTGTCAAGACCAGTGGTATCTCCTCCGATCTCGACCGTGATTCCTTTAATCCTGCTTGCCACCTGCACACACCCCCCGTCATGGCAGAAAAAAGCACCGATCACAACTAAATGATCGATGCTTATTTTCATAAAATCATAATTCTCTAAGTATAGGAAAAGCACCGCAAAATGCGATGCTTTTCCATTCGTCATATCAGGTTTACATTACCAGTCATCTTCCTCATCAAACAGATTTCCTGCCGATGATAAAAAACCAATTTCCCCTGTATCCATATCCATAACCGTATGATCAGATAACCTCATTAAAAGATCACCATCTTCATCCACTGCCATGCTATCCGATATTGTATAGCCCGTCTTTCCATTAAACAGGT